CTTGTCGAACTTTCAGATCTGGCGGCCGTTAATGGCTTGCCTGGTGTGAAGTTCGTTGATAAGTTCAACACGAACAGCTCGATGGGATTTCCGTGGAACAAGTCGAAGAAGCAGTTCTTAGACAAGATTCACACGGAACGTTACCCTGATGGAGTGGATTTTCCTGAGGATGTGTGGAAACATGTCCGAGATGTGGAGGATTGCTACACAGAGGGTCGACGAGCCTATCCCATCTTCATGGGCCACCTCAAGGATGAGCCTGTGACGCACGCTAAGCGCACTGCGAAGAAAACTCGCCTGTTCGCAGGTGGTCCAGTTCACTGGTCTATCGTGGTCCGCAAAACCTTGCTCTCATTCGTCAAGCTTGTTCAGGAAAACAAGTTGACCTTTGAGGCAGGCCCAGGCACAGTGTGTCAGTCGATTGAGTGGCAGGAATTGAGAGATTTCCTCACCAAGTTCGGGCTTGAGCGCATCGTTGCCGGTGACTACTCGAAGTTTGACAAGCACATGATTGCCGACTTCATCACGGCCGCCTTCTGGATCATCGCTGAACTGCACAAGCTTGCAGGGCACGACGAGGTCATGTATCGTAAGATCATGGCTATCGGAACGGATGTGGCCTTCCCTGTGATGAATATCCGGGGTGAACTGGTCATGTTCTACGGTACCAATCCGTCCGGGCACCCACTGACAGTTATTGTCAACTCGCTCGTCAACAGCCTGTACATGCGATACGCTTTCGCAGTATTGGGTTACGATGTCACGCACTTCAAGGAGTATGTTGCGCTGATGACGTACGGAGACGACAACACGATGGGCGTCTCGCCAGAGGTACCACGATTCACTCACACAGCCATCCAGGCAGTGTTGGGTGATATCGGTGTTACGTACACGATGGCAGACAAGGAGTCTGAATCCACAGCATACATACACATCAACGATGTTGCTTTCCTCAAGCGGAAGTGGCGTTTCGATGCTGATGTTGGCGCATACGTGTGCCCATTGGACGAAGACTCTATCAAGAAGTCCCTCATGTGCTGGCTTCCATCCAGCACCATTTCCCCGGAAGCTCAGACGATCGCTGTCATGCAGGCAGCAATCAACGAGTACTTCTGGTATGGAAGAGAGGTCTTCGAAGAGAAGCGCGCCTTCCTCACAAGTTGTGCAGCGCAGGAGCCGTTCTCGTACTATGTTACGGACTCCACCTTCCCCACCTGGCAGGAACTGAAAGATCGGTTCTGGGGGTCATCATGCTAGGGCGCAGGCGTGGACTTGGCTGTCCCCGTCTGTTTAAACCAACAGTCACAGAAAATCTATAAAATGGAAAGGCGTGAAGTTGATGTGGTGACTTGCCAACGAAGTACCACACCCATTGCTGAGGTAGAGGAGACGCCTCAGTATTGGAGTAAGAAATTCTCCCTCCAGTCGGAGGAGACATCCGACGAAATAGGTGCGACAACAAGCGTAGCCGCAGCAGTTGAAGAGAGCGAGACCGTAAGGTTCGTTGACAATGCTGTAGGCGCGGTTCTACACCTTCCCACGACAGACAACCCAGTTGCGCGCGTAGATGACACCGATGACATCAGTCTAGGTCGTTTCTTTGCGCGCCCCTCGTTGATCAACACTCAGACCTGGTCTACATCCGATGTGACCGGTATTCTGAACACGTTCGACCCCTGGACGTTGTTTCTGTCGTCAACAGCCATTCGAAAGAAGCTCGATAATTTCGCCTTCTTACGTGGCAACTTGCACATCAAGATCCTAGTGAACGGGACCCCATTTCAATATGGAGCAGCGCGTTACTGCTATTTCCCCTACGGATCTGCCAATCGAGTGCGTACGAATCTGACGACAAGTCTGACAAACTTGATTCCGTACTCACAAGTTCCTGGAGTGTTTGTGTCCCCCCAAGCGAATGCTGGAGGTGAGATGACATTGCCATTTTTCTACTCCAAGAACTGGCTTGATATCACAAGTGCCAATGAGGTTTCACGGATGGGAAGCCTCACAACGATGGTCTACGCACCACTACGCCTGGCAGTTGCTGGAGGTTCGACCTCAGTGACACTACGGGTGTATGCGTGGATGACTGATGTTCAACTGATGGGCTCCACTGCTAAACTCTCACTTCAAGGTGATGAGTATGGTGTTGGGCCTGTATCACTTCCTGCTTCCGCTTTGGCGGCAGCGGCGAGTGCATTGACCAGAGTTCCACTCATCGGAAAGTTTGCAAGAGCAACCGAGATAGGTGCTGGTGCAGTGAGCAAGATGGCGTCCCTGTTCGGATACACTAATGTGCCCGTGATAGATGACGTCCATGCCTACGTACCACAAAATGCGCCTCACTTGGCGTCCACTCAAATAGGACAGCCTACGCAAAAATTGACTGTTGATCCCAAGCAGGAACTTAGTATTGACAGCTCTTTCCATTCACTTGGAAGCCAGGACGAATTGGCAATTTCGTACCTGAAGAAAAAGGAGAGCTACTTTGGTGCTACAAGTTGGTCGACATCAGATGCTACAGGATCGCAACTCTTCAACATGCGCGTGAACCCGAACCTAGATTCGAATATTGCCCTCAATAATGCTTCGGCAGTGACTGTGGGGTATCGCTCGTACCAGGTTCCTTTGTCATATTTCGGACGCTTGTTTCAGTACTGGCGCGGAGACATTCGGGTTCGTGTGAAGGTGATTTGCACAAAGTTCCACAAGGGACGTCTCAAGATCTCGTATGATCCTGTGGGAGACATTTCCGCAGTTGATCCGCCTGAGAATACGGTGTATACGCAGATTCTTGATATTGGTGAGCATGATGACGTCACTTTTACCATCCCCTACCACCAACCAGAGGGGTGGAAAACCATCGACCGTGGTCTCACAACTAATTGGACACCTGGTAATGCGCTGGCGCCCCGGAGTGATAACGACAATGGTACTCTTACCATTCGTGTCCTTAACACTTTGACCGCTCCAGCCACTTCCACAGTGTCTTTATTGTTCTTTGTGTCTGGAGGTGACAATTTCGAGTATGCGGCCCCTGCGACATCTTTGTCAGCAGAGGGAGCGTATCCTACGATGTTTAATCTCCAGGGCGAGGATACCACAGATGTGACACCCACCGAGATGGTTATTGGTACGACTGCCGCGGTCTTGCCAGAGAGATACGGTGTAAACATGGGTGAGTGTGTTGCTTCATTGCGATCGCTTCTTCATCGACATACCCTCTACTCCACACGGGCACTAGGTGATGCTTTGAGCGGTAACGTTCGAATCAACACTTATCTCAAGCGTCTGCCCAATTCGCCCGGGTATGACACATCCAGTTGGGGTTCTGCCACCAAAGTCCTCGTGGCTAGTGGTAGTGCCCCATTCGCGTTCGTCAATATGACCCCCATCACGTGGGTTACTGTAGCGTTTTGTGGGTACAGAGGATCTGTCAATTACATTTTGACACCCAATGCCAATTCCTCCCCCAGTTTAGATCGCGTCACTATTTATCGTAGTGATGCCACACCTGGGGCGAGTGAAGTAGCGACGTTTCCTAGCACTGCTATGACACCGGTCACTGCTCCTGGCAAGCTTGCACCACAGAATTACTTCAGTACTGGTCGTCCGATTGGTGTTGAGGGCCTCGGTGGTGCTGCGCTTACATCAACGCGAACGAACGCGTCCATTATGTTCAACTTTCCGAATTATAGCAAGAACAATTTTGCTCGGGCAGACCCCACAGTGCTTGCACTAGGCTCGTCTCAGGATGATACCCGACAAGAGAATGTTGGAGTTGAAATATGGTTGGATACCACGACAACACCCGCGAGTAGGTTTAGTGTTAGCATTTATGCTGGCGCGGGACCGGATTACAATCCTGTCTTTTTCCTATGTTGTCCAACAATCGATTACCTCATCTCCCAAGTTGACTCAAGTTAACTAGGAGGTGGGCGTGATGGCGTCTAAGAAGGATTAACTCCTCGCCTAAACTGACAGGCCCGCAACTCTCACCTTGAAAGGTAAGTGAGAGTAGGGTAAATATGCACCAAACCCCAGGAAGGGGAAAACCTTAGAGAGTGTCTCGTTGTAGTCGAGCCTCCACCCACGTCGTTTTACGTGGGTATAAAGCCAGCCGAACCTGGTTGCGAGAAGTGATAGTAGTTTTCACCGCCCGTGA